CGCTGGAAAGAAACCATTCTACGTATAAAGCGTATTGAGCATCTGATGATCGGTACGGCTGGCACAACTATTGTCTTACTCCTTGGCATAATAATAAGTGGTGGCAATTAAGATGCTAAAATATTTTGCACACATTGTTGAAAGGAGCGAGTGACATCGAACCAATTTCAACAGCCCTTGCTGGGATTGCGCTTGTTAAAGGGGCGACAGATGCGATTAAATCTGCCATTGGAACCTGTAATGATATTTCAGAAATCGCTGGTTATATCGACAACCTGTTTGAAGGTCAGGCACAGGTAAACAAAGAACGCAATAGGAAGTCTGGTGTTGGTGCTATGGATGGCATTGGCGGTGTAGCCAGTGAGATGATTGATGCAAAACTAGCTCAAGAAAAACTATACGAAGTTTCTATGCTGGTTGATCTACGCTTTGGATCAGGTACATGGAAATCTATTGTTGAAGAACGAGCCAGACGCATACAGGCACAGAAGGAACGTGTTAGGCAAGCGGCTATAGAAAAAGCGGCACAGCGTAAAGAAATCTTTGATGGTCTAAGCATGTTGTTCTATCTAATCATGGGCGTTCTGGTTGTAGGCTTGGTTGTGGTTGTTGCATTCAAAGCTAGTGCATCCATTCCCAAGATGACAACCTGTCGATTGGCACACACTGAAGTCATAAGCAAATCAGAAGTAATTTGTTTCTATCGTGGTGCAAACAACACACAAGAACAACACACATCAGCTTTATATCTTGGATGCCCACGCTCTTATCAGTGTGAATACAATCCAAAACCCAAGGGCTACTCACTTAAAGATACTTTGGACAGCATAAAGGATGCACTCAAATGATACCTGTAATTATGAAGTTGCTCGGTAGTGGTGATGTAGTTGAGAAGGGCATGAAGCTAATCGACTCAATGCACACCTCAACCGAAGAAGAAGTTAAGGCAGTTAGCAAAGCCAAGACTGATTTGTTATCTGCATATGCGCCATTCAAACTGGCACAACGCTATCTGGCGTTGATGTTTGCGTTCACTTTCCTGCTTTGCTTTTCCATCACGCTAGGCATGACGCTGGCTGGCAAAGGAGACATCGAAGGTGTGAAGGCAATCTTGGGGGACTTCTGGATAGGTGAGATCATGCTTATTATTGTTGGTTTTTATTTTGGTGGTGGCCTAGCTGAGAGCGTAAGGAAAAAATAATGGAACGTAACTTTGATTATTGTTTACGCACGATGCTGAAGTCAGAAGGTGGCTATGTCTGGCACAAAGATGATCCAGGTGGGATGACCAATTTTGGCGTAACTAAGGCTGTTTATGATGATTTTTACGAAACTAATGCGGATGAAGATACTATGCGCGGCCTTAAAGAAAGTGACGTAAAGCCAATTTATTACGAAAACTACTGGTTGCGTTGTAAGTGTGACGAACTTCCAACAGGCGTTGACCTACAGACATTTGACATAGCAGTCAACAGTGGGGCTGGCCGTGCCGGAAAGATATTGCAAACTGTTGTGGGCGCCACTGTTGACGGAGGTATTGGCGTAAAGACATTAGCAGCCGTGGCCAAGATGGAATCTATGGACATTATTAGGGCTATGGGCGTTGAGCGAGAGGCGTTTTACAGAGAACTAAAAACATTTGATACGTTTGGTAATGGCTGGCTTAACCGTAACAAGCACACGACTGAAACAGCTTTGGAAATGGAAAACATTGAGGCTTTAAAGAATGAGGGAGTGCCAATTTAATGGCAACATCAAAGCAGATAAATGATCTTGAAAAGCGTATATCAGCTGCCAAGAGGCAGAAGATGGCTATTGAAGCGAGGGACGATTTTCTAAAATTTACTAAACTAACTATGCCTGACCCAGAGGATTTTGATAACACTGATCTGTCTATATTTAAGGATGCCAAGCATCATCGAGCATTGGCCAAGGTGTTAGAGAAGGTTGAAAAGGGGCATATTCCGCGTTTAATCGTGTGTATGCCGCCACGCCACGGCAAGTCGGAACTTATATCACGGCGTTTTATTCCTTGGCTGGTTGGCAAGGACAATTACCGAAACATCATTTTTGCCACCTATAACGAAGATTTTGCAAAAGACTTTGGCGCTGATTGCAGGGCAATTATGACCTCTCCGCAATACAAGCACGTTTTTCCGCATCATAACTTGCGGCAGGGCGGTGCTTCAAAGTCCCGTATTCAAACTGGTTCTGGTGGTATGTCTGTTTTTGTTGGCCGTGGAGGCTCGATAACAGGCCGTGGAGGTGACTTTGTGATCCTCGATGACCCTATTAAGGACAGCTTGGAAGCTGGCTCTCCTACGCTGCGTGAGCAGCTTTGGACATGGTTTACCCAAGTGCTTATGACCCGCCTAATGACTGCATCAGCCAGTATCGTGATTGTTCAGACCAGATGGCATGAAGATGATTTGATCGGCAGACTTACTGACCCCACTAATCCGCATTACACACCAGAAGAAGCTGCTAAGTGGAAAATCATTAACTTGCCAGCATTAGCGGAAGATGATGACCCGCTGGGGCGCGAGGTTGGCGAGTTGTTGTGGCCAGAACGCTTTGATATGGAGTTTATGACTGCGCAGCGGCGGCTCGATAGCCGTGGATTTACCGCTTTATACCAGCAAAGACCTACGCCGGAAGATGGAGATTTGTTTAATCGCGATAATCTCAGTTTTTACGATAAGAAGGACTTGCCTAAAGACCTTAGAATTTATGCGGCATCCGACCATGCTGTTGGTGTCGATAAAACACGCAATGACGCCACTTGCTTATTGATAGTGGGCGTGGACGGAAACGATGACATCTATCTGTTGGATTGCTGGTGGGAAAAGCAACCTACGGACAAAGTAGTGACGGCAATGCTTAACCTAATGCAAAAGCACAAGCCGTTAATATGGTGGGCAGAAAAAGGCCACATCAGCAAAGCAATCAAGCCATTCTTGCGCAAACGCATGGCTGAAGAAAAAACATACTGCCGCATCGAGGAAGTAACACCAGTACAAAATAAGGTGCAAAGAGCGCAGTCTATTTTAGGCCGGATGGCCATGAAAAAGGTAAAACTACCTAAAACATCTCCGTGGACTCAAAAAGCTGTTGATGAATTATTAAAGTTTCCTAACTCCCGCCACGACGACTTTGTTGATACACTAGCATGGATAGGAATGGGCTTAGATAGAATGGCAACCCCAGGCGGCGCTTTGTCTAATTCTGACAAAACACCAAAAGTAGGAACTTTTGCTTGGGTTAAATGGGATTCTGAAATGCGTAAGAGGCATGATCGGGTTCACAACACAACAGGTGGTTGGTAATGGATAAAGAAAATTTCATGGAAGTGACGGTTGTTGAAGAAGAAAAGGCAGAGCCGTCAGAACGCCGCAAAAGTCTCGTAACTGAACTTTCTGCGCGGATAAAAAACGCAAAGTCATTTCACGAAAAGCCTTTTAAGCAAATGGCTAGAGACATGGATGCTGCTTTAAAAGGTTACGATGAAACTGAATGGAACGACAGTAACTATGTTGCAAACATTTTGCAGCGCCACGTTCAGCAAAGAACAGCTGCGCTATATGCAAAAAACCCACAAGCGGTGGCAGCTAGACGCGACCGCATGGATTACGCTGTCTGGGATGGAGAAGAAACATCTTTAGCAATGGCTTATCAGGCATCACAAACAGCTGCACAGGCTGGTCTGCCCGTACCGTTTGAGGCGCAAGCTATTATACAAGACTATATGGCCGGTCAAAATCACCGGAAAATGCTTGATAATGTGGCAAAAACACTAGAGCAGCTTTTTGATTACTTTATGAATGAGCAAACCCCGTCATTTAAGGCGCAAATGAAGGGGCTTGTGCGCAGAGTTATTACCACTGGCGTTGGTTATGTAAAAGTTGGCTTTCAGCGTGATATGGACAGGATGCCGGAGGTTGCAGCCCAGATAGCAGATGTTCAAGGGCAGATTGACTACATACAAAGAATAGCCAAAGGTGCTGCAAAAGGCGAAATCAACCAAGACGACCCGCAGATCGAAGAACTAATGCTTTCTTTAAAGGCGCTAACCGAAGAACCAATGATGATCGTGCGAGAGGGATTGTTGTTCGACTTTCCAGAGGCAAGCAGCATTATCATTGACCCAATGTGCCGTCAGCTGCGCGGGTTTGTTGGCGCTAACTGGATCGCGCATGAGATGTATTTGACACCAAATGATGTTGAAGAAATATATGGCGTGGACATCAAAACTAAATTTCATTCATACGATGTAAAAGGCCGTCTAATGAATGACGGCAAGTACGAAAGCAATTCATATGGTGAGGTTGACATTAACAAAGCCCACAAAGAGGGCTTGGTGCTTGTCTATGAGTATTACGACCAAAAAAGCGGTCTGCAATACTGCATAGCTGATGGTTATGACGATTTTTTAAGAGAACCAATGGCTCCTGACGTAAAAGTCGAGGCTTTCTGGCCAATCTTTCCGTTAGTATTTAATGAGGTTGAGCATAAAGATATTTTATATCCACCTTCCGATATTAAGTTACTTATGCCAATGCAATCCGAATATAACCGCGCACGGCAGGGTTTACGAGAGCATAGAAGGGCTAACCGGCCTAAGTATGCTGCACCAGCTGGTATGCTAGAGGATGCCGATAAGGAAAAACTGGCTACTCACCCAGCTAATGCCGTGATCGAACTGCAAGCACTGGCTTCTGGGCAAAAGGTTAATGACGTAATCCAGCCCGTCCAGCAAATAGGGATTGACCCTAATTTGTATGAGGTTCGCACAATATTTGACGATGTGCAGCTGGTCGTGGGTGCGCAAGAGGCTAATTTTGGTGGTGTTTCCAAGGCAACGGCGACAGAAACTAGTATTGCTGAATCTTCCCGCATGTCTAGTTTAGGCGCTAACATTGACGATCTTGACAGCTTTATGTCTGAAGTTGCTAGGGCAGCCGGACAGATTATGCTTTACGAAATGTCGTCTGATGAAGTGAAAAAGATAGTTGGGCGTGGTGCAGCATGGCCAGAAATGACCCGCGAAGAAATCATGGAAGAAGTTTTCCTTGAGATCGAGGCTGGGTCAACGGGCAAGCCTAATCGTGCAGCTGAACTTCAGAACATCGAGCGAATTATGCCATTCTTGCTACAAATACCTGGCATTGACCCAAGCTGGCTGGCTAAAGAATTGCTAAAACGCTTGGATGACAAGCTGGATATTACACAGGCAATCGTGGACAAAATTCCATCTATTGTGGCTATGAATCAGACACAAGGTGAGGGAACTGGCGACCCAGCATTAGCTGGTGCGCCATCGGGAGGGGCATCTAATGCACCTATGTTAAATGCTGGTTCGGCTGGATCACTTCCACCGATGGGCAATAATCAATAGTGTTTTGTTGAAAGTTACGACCAACAAGGCTAGAATGTAAAAGGAAAGGGACGCAAATATGGTTGATGAACCAAAAGAGTTAGATTCGTCCTCTAACTCACAAACACAAGACGAACTTGATTTAGAAATAGATCAGGAAGCGCCAACGTCTAGCGCAGAAAGCGAAACCGAGGAAGATTTGCTTTCCGTTGTTCAATCAGCAATGGAAATCGAAGAACCAGAGGAAGCGGAATCGCAATCCGTTGAGGAAATCGAAGATCAGGATGATGAGGATGCAGAGCCACTAGCAGCAACAGATGATGCTGATATTGACGATGTGTCAGACAAAAGCCCCGTCCCGTATGATCGATTCCAAAAAGTCATCGCTCAGAAGAACGAATATAAGGAAAGTGCAGATCAATACACCAAAATAACTAGCTACTTGGATCAAAACGGCATCAATGCTGAAGAAGCCTCAACAGGGCTTCAGATAATGGCATTGATGAAAAATGATCCGGTGGCAGCGTTAGAAGCATTAACACCATTTGTTAATACATTGCGCAAAGTTACGGGTGAGGTGATGCCAGACGATATTCGTGGCCGTGTCGATGATGGTTATATGGATGAAGATGCGGGAAAAGAGTTAGCCAAAGCAAGAGCAGAAGCAGATCGTCTGCGTGAGGTAAATGAAAGGTCGGCAGCTGCACAATCACAGCAGCAAAGCCAAGATCACCTTAATAAGTTATCCGAAACTGTTACGGCGTGGGAAACTAAAACTCGTCAAAGTGATCCAGATTACGACCTCAAACAAGATGAGATTGATGACCGTGTAAGGGTCTTAGTTTCCGAGCGTGGCAGACCAGAAACCGAAGATGCAGCTGTTGCAATGGCCAATGAAGCCTATGAAGCAGTTAATCAGCGGATGAAAGCGCGATTTGGAAGCAAAAGGCCGATACGCACGGCATCAGGTGGTAAACTTGGTGGAACGCCTGTTGCGGAACCAAAAAGCCTGTTGGAAGCAGTGCAAAACGCCGTAGCAGCTAATTCCTCCTAATTTGGAGTAAGTAAAATGGCATTTTCTTCAGCCGAACTAGCGAATATCGCTAACGCCGCGCTCGATTATTATATCGACAAAGGCAAGGTGTACGCCAATTCACTTCAAGATAAACCTCTCCTCGCTGCTATGGACAAATCTGCAAAGACGTTTCCTGGTGGCAAAGAGAATGTTTCTCTTGCTGTTAAAGGTGTGTACTCAACAACTGTTGCTGGATATACGCACAACGATACTGTTTCGTATGCAAACCCAGCCAACATCAATCGTGTAAACTACCCGTGGAAAGAGCATCACTCAGGTATTTCATTGACGCTTACCGAACTCAAAAAAGACGGTATTAGCGTTACTGACTCAATGACTGGTGCATCGACTTCCAATCATTCTGGCCGTGATAGTCACGTTTTAGCCAATCTTCTTGAAGATAAGCTGGACGATATGATGGAAGGTTACAGCAAAGGCATGAATACATTGTTGTATGGCGATGGTTCTGGAAGTGCAACTGCACTTGCTGGCATCCGTTCTGCGATTGTTGATAACCCAGCTGCATCAGGCACGACTGTTGGCGGTCT